GGTAGCCGCGCCCTGCGCGCGATGTACCCGAAGGGCCGGCAGAATTACGAGAACACGATACAAAGCGCTGCGAAGCGCTATGGGATCGATCCGGAGATGCTCGCAGGTGTGCTCGGAACTGAAAGCGACTTCGACCCGGCCGCGGTCAATCCGAAGTCTGGTGCAACGGGCATTGCACAATTGATGCCGAAGTATTTTCCCGGTGCGGGGCGAAACCCTCACGAGGATATCGATACGGCCGCGGCGTACCTGCGAACGCTGCGCGACTCGTTCCAGAAGAGCGGTGAGAGCGAGGATGACGCTTACTATCACGCCTTTCAGTCCTACAACGCGGGTCAGTCGCGCGTACGCAAAGCAATGGCCGGCAAAGGGCCGCCGCTCAAGCAAGAAACGCTCGACTACCCCGGCAAGGTGCTGAGCTACGCAGCCGGCGCCGTACCCACGCCAGGCGCACAGAATACGAGCAATAGCTCGTCGAACAGCAAGACAGAAGTCAACATCGGCAAGGTCGACGTCGTAACGCGGGCCACCGATACGGAAGGGATCGCGCGCGACTTCGCGGGCGCGGCGAAGCGCAAGCTCATGGCAGCTCAAGCTGATGTGGGAATGCAGTAATGGCACTCATCCCAAAATCACTCTTCCCGAACGTGCCTAAGCTGCCTGGCGTGCCGCAGTTACGTCGCTCACCGCAGTTTCCCGCGGGGCCACCGCCTATACTCGGCATTGCGCTTGCGCTCGGCCGTCTATGGCAAGCGTTGTTCAGTCAACCAGAATGGGCGATCTACAAGCAAGTGCAGCCTGCATCCGGCGCCCCGCGTCGCGATTCGGACGGCACGTTGATCGTCGATATCACTCGGGGTGCGGACGATGCTCGGCAGGCTGTAGTGAAGCCGGATTCGTTCTTAGAGTTCGGCTATCGCAACGAGTACTCCATTAGTGATTACCCCGTGCAAGCGGGGGGGTTCGCAAGTTACGACAAAGTGAACAACCCCTACGAGATCGTCCTGCGTATGTCGAAAGGTGGATCGAAGCAAGAACGCAAACAGTTCATCGATTCACTCGACAACATCGTTGGAACGCTGGAACTGTACGATATTCTCACGCCCGAGAAAGTGTTCATTGGTGTGAATGTGCTGCGGTATGAGATCGCGCGTCGAGGCAATCGAGCTGCGTATTTCTTTACTGAGGTTGATTTGTATTTCCGTGAGATTCGCACGGTGACGGCAACCTACTCCAGCACGGCTGTAACGACCGAGGATGCACAAGATCCCAGCGCAGCGCCCGTGTCGAACATCGGCACCGTGCAGGGTCAGCCTACCACCGCAACCCCTGCGGGTGTCGGGGTACCACCGTGATTCGCATTCCGCTTCAGGCTTCGCCGATTCAGACTCTAGCGGTCACCCTCGCCCGTCAGTCGGCGCAGCTTGCGCTTCGGCAAAACGGGGGCTCGTTATACCTCGACTTGATCTTGAATGGTGTTTCGATCGTTCGCACTCGAATCTGCCGAGACCGTCAGCGTCTACTGCTCGACGCGAAATATCGAGGCTTTGTTGGCGACTTTGCGTTTGTTGATACGCGCGGTGAACTCGACCCGCAGTATTACGGACTCGGAACACGGTTCGTGCTCTATTACCTTGAGGCCAGCGAATGAACAGCTTCACGCAAAAGAAGCTGCGTGTAACCCTGATCATGGCGGGTGCTAACAGCGTGTTCCCCGGCACCAATTCGAACACATTGGTGATGGAGAACCTACGCGTGGCGGCCAGGGTGCAAGGGGTTGCACGTCTCGCAACGCAAGCTGATATCCGCATTTACGGAATGAAAGCGGTTGATATGGACGCTTTGACCGTTGCGTGGGCAAACCCGCCTGTCGTGCTAGATCATCTCGTAATTCTCGAAGCTGACAACGGCGGCGGGTTTCGTCAGGTGTTTAAAGGAACGATCGTCGAGGCACAGCCAGACTATCAAAGCATGCCGGACGTGTCCTTCAGTCTCCTGGCCGTCACGGGGTATTCCCGCAAGATCAATCCTGCTGAACCGACGAGCTATCCGGCAGCGGCCGATATCGACACGATTGCCGCAGGCTTTGCTACGCAAATGGATTTTTCTTTTGTCAACGGTGGTGCCTTCGGTGTTCTGAGCAAGGGCGCTTATTTTTGGGGAACACTGTGGGATCAGCTCACACAAGCGTGTGAAGCAACGAACACTGATTTCTATGTCTTCGGCGACACGTTGTTGATCACCGCGGCCGGTGAACCCGCCACCGTAGAAGATCCCACCGTGATATTGACGCCTCAGTCAGGGTTGATCGGGTATCCTTCGTATGAACGTTCGGGTCTGAGCGTTTCGGCAATTTTCGATCCCGCGTTTACGTGCGGAACGCCATTAGAGATTCATAGCGCAACTCCAAGCGCAACGGGTCGATGGTACCCCTATTCACTGACCCACATCCTTGAAGCTAAAGCGCCCCGCGGACAATGGCTGTCGCAGATGCAGTGCTTGCGGGTGCTGGCATAGATGGGCGTTGGCAACCAAACACCGGCCGGAATCGCGAGTGACTACGCTACCTTCGCGTTCATCGTGCAGCAGAAGCTATCGCAAATCGCAACGCTTGCGCTCGTGCGAGTAATCGATTGCACGAACAATGGCGGCATAGTCCCCGTGGGAACGTTGACGGTGCAACCTCTAGTCAACATGATGAGTGGTGATCGCACTGCATTCCCTCACAAGCTGCTGTATGAAGTGCTTTATCAGCGCGTGCAGGGTGGCGCGAGTGCTGTGATTCTCGACCCGAAACCGGGCGATATTGGCCTTGTGGGCTTTTGTTCGCGAGATATCAGCGCTGTGAAGACGGCAAAAGACATTGCGAATCCCGGTAGCTTCCGACAGTTTTCCATGTCCGATGGGGTGTATCTGTTCACCTGCCTGGGAGGTATCGCGCCCACGCAATATGTTGTTCTGAATGACGAAGGCGTCAACGTGGTGTCACCCACGCAAATTACCTTGCAGGCGCCGACTATCAATTTTATTGGAGACGTAGTGCAGGAAGGCGGAGACGTGTCGATGGCTCAAGCGCTCGACGTGCAAGGGCAGATCCACAGCGCAACTGACGTGGTGTCCGATAACATCAGCGGCAAGCTGCACACTCATAACGACCCGCAAGGTGGTGTCGTAGGGCCGCCGAATCCATGAAAACTCTGTTGCTCGATAACACAGGCTGGGATTTATTGGTCGATGCGGCTGGAAACATCGCGGTCGCGTCGGAGCCCTATGCGCTTGCGCAAGATGTCGCCAGCGCACTGAAGCTGTTCCTGGGTGAGCTGTGGTACGACAACTCGAAGGGCATCCCCTATTTCGAGGATATTCTCGGGCACACTCCACCGGTGACGTATTTTCAGGAATTGATGGTCCGGGCGGCACTGACTGTACCCGGTGTAACCTCGGCTGAGTGTACAATCGAGTCTTTCGAAAATCGTACTGTCACGGGGCAGGTAACCTTCAGGACATCCACGGGGCAAATCGGAACGGTGAATGTGCAATGACGACCAATGTTCCTCCCGTTCAATTCACGCTCACCGGGCTAGATGTTCCGCAAGAGTCGGCTGTTCTTGCGGGCGTACAGGCTGACTACAACGATGCCTTCGGGGGCAACCTCAACCCTAGCTTGGAGACTCCCCAGGGACAGCTCGCGTCGAGCACAGCGGCTGTAGTGGCCGCAGCGAACGCGACCTTCGCCGAATTCGTCAACCAAGTGAATCCGGACACGGCTGACGGTTTCATGCAGGACGCGATCGCGCGCATCTACTTTATCGATCGTTCGCCAGGCGCACCCACGTCGGTGCAGTGTGACTGCCTCGGTAACCCTGGCGTGGTGATCCCTGTTGGAGCGCAGGCGCAAGACACTAGCGGTAACCGATATGTGTGCGAAGAGCAAGGCACCATTCCGGTGACGGGCACCATCACGCTACCGTTTGCAAACGTTATCGACGGTCCCATCCCCTGCCCGGCAGATACGTTGACCATCATTTTTCAGGCTATCCCAGGGTGGGACGCGATCAACAACCCGTTGCCGGGCGTGCTCGGCCGTCTCGTCGAGACTCGTGCGGAGTTCGAGTTCCGTCGTGAGAACTCAGTCGCTGCGAACGGCCATGGTTCGAAAGAGTCAATCTATGGCGCCGTGTTCGACGTGGAAGACGTGCTTGACGTGTTCGTCACTGAGAACGTCACGGATGTGCCGCTACCTTACGGAGCAACCAACTACCCACTGTTGCCGCACTCTGTGTATGTCGGTGTCGTGGGTGGCGCGTCCCAGGCTATCGGTAACGCGATCTATACGAAAAAAGATCTCGGTTGCAACATGAACGGCAACACGACGGTGATTGTGTACGACGAGAGTTATACCGCACCGAAGCCCCCTTACGATATCACCTTCAACCGG